AATAGAGAATGAATTACCTACTGCACGAATAAATTTCACAAAAACATCAGTGATGCTAGTAATAGCAGAAATAATTTTATCACTATTGGTTAACATCCATTTAAAAAAATTATTAGTTAATTTCGTTAATTCAGGAGCTAATTTTGCAACTGCTTGATCTTTTAACTGTTTCATTACAGTTGTTGTATTTCTCATTGCTAAATTTAATCTTGTAATAGAATCTCTTTGTTGTGCAGTTAAAAATATTCCATGACTTAACTTTTCAAACTCTTCTCTACTTGTTCTTAATGCTGGTAAAAAATTATTTGTCAGTCCAAGTTTCTGTAATATATTAGTCGCTCTGGCATCATCAATATTTTGTATTGATTTTCTAATACTCTCTAATACATCAAATGTATCTTGAAAAGGACTTACATTCAATTGATTAAATGGAGTTAAATCACCTCTACCCATTTTAATCTCTGCAATTTTTTGACTTAAATTTTCAATAGAACCAATAATCTCACCAGATGTTAATGTTTCGCTTGTTTTTAATGCTGCACTTTCAAACTTTTGCAACATATCAATAGAAAGACCAGTTTTTTGATTAAATTGAGAATACACACTGTTTGTTTGTATAGTGCCTGATAAGAACTTATTTAATGCAAAAGTCGCTCCTGTAAAAGCAACACCTATCGTAGCTATATTTGTTCTTAATGATTTTATGGAACTGTTAATTGATTCTAAGGGTTTATTATCAACTTGAAAACCTAATTTTACAAAGAGTTCGCCTAAATTACCTACAGCCATAATACTACAATTTTATCTTAGAGTCTGGTTCTGATTTATTAAGATTCTTTATACGAGACTCCATCTCAACAAGAAACTCTTCATAATCATTTAATTCATTAAACTCATTAAAGTTTAAATTCAATAATCTTTTGTAATCACCGCCCATGTAACCCTTTTTCGCTAACTCAAAAGCTTCTATTTTTAAACTTGATATATCTAGAATACAGTCAGGAATTAAAGCTCCATTATGTCTATTTATTTTACCTGTGAATTTAAAGTTTTTTTTTTTGGTAATTTCATAAATATAAATATTACTGCTATTAGTATATTTAATACCTCTTCAAATGATTTTACAAACTCTATATCATTAATAGTATTTGTACATATAGCTAAATCATTAAAAGATATCACTCCTTGACTAAATTCTTTAAATTTATTAAAAGTATCTTTACTTGCGATTAATTTTGCCATAGCAAGATCAACATGCTTAATATCAGTGCCTTCTTTAAAACTATTAAAATATTGTTGGAAATCCAATAATTGCTGAGGTGTGGCTTTCTCAATTTGTATTTTTATTTTATTTTCATTTGATAACACATAATCTTCTTTTAAAGATCCATCAAGATTAATAAAGTCAGCTGTTTCCATTTTATGACAATTAAACTATTATATTACCTTATGATCCCTAGCTAAAAATCTATAATTAGTAACAACATTCTCTTTTTCACCAGTTGAACCTTGAGAGTATTTATCAGCTTTAACAATTTTACAATCTATTAGATTTACATTCTCAATATTACCATCTTCAAATTTTACTGAAAAAGTAATTTGTGATGTTATACCTGATTGATATAAATTCTTTAATAATCTATATCCCGTGCTATTTCTAAAAGAATTAATTGTACCAGCTCCTTTACCTGAAGCTTGATTTCTTACATAAGCACCAACTCCATCTTGACCAACATATAAACTATATTTATCGTTATCAGGAGTGAATTCTGCATATATACCCTCATCACCGCCTTCAAAAGCCTGTCCATTTATTGTAATGGAATTTAAAACAATATTACTACTCATTTGATTAAAATTTAATTATCTTTGTATAGTTCCTACAATAGCATAATCACCATTGACTTTATGTACAGCGCCTGAGAATGTTAAAGCCCATTGTATTTGAGTTCCCTCTCTGTTTTGTCTATCTACCAATGGCTGATCATTAACATCACCTACTGTTGCATAATAACCATTATTATAAATACTATCCTTAAATATTTGATTATTACCAAAAGGCACAGCAACTCTCCATTGTATCCCTGTTCCACCGACGCCATTTGTTATAGCAAGTTGCAATTGGTTTGAAACAACAGATAATAACGATATCATACCTTCGTTTGTTTGTGGTACTTTTGTAGAATTGTTTGCAATAGCTAAAGCAACTTCATCTTCTATTGATACTTTTAACCAATTTGTGTGATAAATATTATCTCTATATTCATTAGCTCCACTTTCAAACACTCTATCTCCTATAGTTTCAAAAGTTTGATATAACATAGCTCCTGTAATAATTGATCTATCTATATCGGATTGTAAAACCCCAGTATTTTCAGTAATATCACTAACTAAATTCTTTAAATGTATTGTTTGAGCTGACTTATTGGCAGAAAAATCAGTTGATAACAATCTAGACATTAGTTCACAAGATTTAATTCTTGAGTAATCAGATGTCGTATAATCAGGCTGTATACCTATACAAGTTTTAGTATAACCAGCAACTTGGATTTGTTCTATTAGTTCGCCTGCATCATTTTTTGTTCTGTCATTAAAATCATATTGAAACATATGAGGTAAATCTTGTATATATTCTGCAACTTCTAAAACATCAGCATCTAGTAAAGTTTTTGTTGTTAATATACCATGACAATAAGGAAAGCCACTATCTTTAGCTCTTATAATAGCTTCTTTTAAAGTTTCAGAAACTAAATAAGGAGCTATAATTAATTTACCTTTTCCAGTCTTAATAGTTTTATCTTGATCATAAATAGCTTTTGCACATTTATAAGTTAAAGTAGTAGAACCATAGTTATTTTTTACATCAGTTGCGTTATTATATACACCATACACTTCTGAATTAATAGGTGTATCAGTAGTAAACAAGATTACATTATTAATGTTTCTTCTTTGCTCTAAAGGTAGTCCAGCTAATGTAATATTAACTTCTACTATATTATTAATATCTAAAATAATTGACATGTATAATTATGAATTTAATTTATTCTTTTTTTTATTTTTGATAGGATTATTATAATTTTCAAATGAAATTGTTAAATCCCCATCTTTTTTTTCTATAATGTAAAATATATCTTTGTTTTTTCTTATTAATTGCAATATATTATCAGGAATCTCTCTATCAATATATGTTATCTTATTATCTATTATTTTTTTTGCTGGCATTAAAATACCACTTTGTAAAACAATATCTCTATCCAATATATTATAGTAAGTCTTCATATATCTCTAACTAACATTACCTACAATATTAAATGTTTCATAATAGTCAATATCAAATTCTTTAACAAATGAACTTTGTACATTATATGTAAATCTATATCTATTTAACATTAGATTGCTACCATAAAATTCATTAATTTGAAACATATTACTTGGGTCTCTTGCAATACCAATACCTGATTTCTGTTGACTTAATTTAGAATAATATGAATTTAAACAACAAGGTATTTCTCTATATCTATTAAATGCATCATTGTTTTTACTAAATAATTCGATAATAATACTATCTGATGAATAGAAAATATTTTTTTGTTTAACCCCAACTACTTGATTACTGACTATAATGTCTTCTTGTTCTATTCTGTTTCCTTTATAATTATTACTATCTAATAAGCACATAACATATAGTTGTTTATTAAGATTAGCTAAATCATTTTCAGGAAAAATAGTAATACATTGATCATCTGTTAAATCCATGGTTTTTTGCAATATATCTAATATCAATTCTTGAGGAGTTAAATAAACTTCGGTAGGAAATAATTGTGTCATTGTGGTTCTTTAATTAATTCATATTTGATAAAACCATAGTTTATCCAGTTCTTTTTTGTTTGTACATTATATATCTCATTATTATAAATTACTTGATCTCTTATAGAGAAATTAATGTTTACATTTGTTGTGTATAGATTGTACCATAATAAATTCCATTGTGACTCTTGTTTTTGTTGTATCTCCTGAGGCTTCATTGGAAAAATTGCACCAATAAAATTAATAGAGACAACATTATCTGTTATGTACTTTTTACGAAATCTTAAAGCTGGATCTGTAATAATCTGTGGTATTCTTTTTTTACCTATAAGATTTTCTGATAAATGTAATATACTTCTATAAACTCCATGTGCGTGCATATCAGATGTTATTTAATTTTATCTACTTTAAATGATCGACTTCTGATCAATTGTCTAGTATCAACCAAAGGCACATCATTTCCCTTTCTTTTAATAGTTGATTCTTTTAATGGTTTCCACATGCCAAAGCCTTGAGTTAAAAAAGCATTCGATGAAGCCTCTAGTGCTTTTACACACATCATAGTCATTGTCTTTTTCAAATCCACAATACCGCTGTTGAGTTGCGATAATAATGTTTTTCTACAAAGATCAAAAATATTTTTTTTTTCTTTATTGATTGGCATCCTTAAAAATGAACGCATTGGTATGTTTCTAGAAATACTGCCTAATTCATGATTCAATCCTATTGCTGCATTTGTCAAGCCAGTTGTTCCATGTTGTGCAGAAGCTTGAGACCCTAGAATACCTATTTTACCTTCGTATGTATCTTTAACAGATTTTAAAAATTTATCAATCTTTAAATTATCTATTATAGTTGTTTTTAAATTTATCATAATATTGTAACATCTCCAAGTACATGTGTAAAAGTAAAGCCAGTCCATCTTTGTATCAGAACTCTATATTGTATACCGAACTGCGTTGAAGTATATATAATATTTTCTTTTGTGTTCATCCAATCAGGAACGATATAGCTTTCTGACACACTGTCAACAGACATAGACCCTAAATTAGGTGTAAATGTTTTGTTGTTCTGTTCGTTTAATCTTTTTTGTACAAAATGAGCTGTTAAATATAAAAAAGCTTCCTTTCTACAATCATCATCTGTAATAGGTGTAAACCTACCAAAGCATTTAGCATCTTGAAAAGCTCTTTCAACATCCTCTGGTAAAACATATTGGAATACATCAATAGATTGCAATTCCCATATTAAAGGATCAGAATCAGGTAAAATATTTAAATTAGAGTTTATTAAACTTTTATATATTTTTTTTGTTACCCTATAATAAATAGAATCATTCACATTATATGTTGTTGTGTTATTCCATTCATTATATGGTAAGAAAGTAAAGCCATCCCTATAAAAGAAATCTTTAAAATCATTATATGTTAAAGAATCAATGATAGGATCAGCCATAATATTATAAATCTTTTGATTTCTTTTTCAATTCTTCAGTAAGATCTACAATACCTTTTAATTTTAATAAATTATCAGCAACAGATTTTAGTACTATTACTTCTTTATTAATTTCTAATATTTGTCTTTCTCCTTTTTCATCGAGATATACTATATTAGACATACCGTTGTTTTTAAGATAGCGTTTATTTTTATTATTACCGCTATTCTTAATTTCATCTATCATATCAGACATATCTATTATAATTAAATTATGGATGTGTAAATGATACAAAACCATTAGTTCTGTATAACCATACTCCAGTAAATTGAGTTAACAATTTAGTTTGAAACTGAAAATTATTAGCAGTTGCATAACCAGTGATCATTGGGGCAACAGGCATATAAACTTGCATTACATCTGAATCTTTTGAGTAGAATAACCATTTATACAATGAGCCAGTATGCGGATTGATTGAGTTTATTGAAGATTTTGAGCCAAAGTGAGTTTCAATAAATTCTACACCCTTAAGAGCATTTTTTAAATAATCATATCTAGACATTCCAACTAATCCAGTAGCACTTGAAGAAGATGGAGCGAATACCATTGGGAAAGCTGACAATCTGCTAGCTATGTCCATAGGTACAACCATTGTGTCAAGACCTTTTAATAAAGTTTGTCTAACTGGATCATTCTTTAATGCAACAAGTTTCGCTACAAATGCAACAAAATCTTCTTGTGAAAAAGATGGATCAGAAGGATCAGAAGCAATTATACTTGTGTCTTCAACAGTACCGTATATATTAAATAGACCATTTAAATCACCATTATTAAAAGTATCGTTACCACCAAGAACATTATCTCTTACAGCAAGACTCATAGCCATTGCAGTAGCTTTTTCTTTTTCGGCAACAATATTAATTTTCATTCTAGAATATTGAGCTTGATTAATTTCATTAATAGAATAATTAACATCATACTCCATAGCAAAATTTTTATGTGAAATATAGTCAAATTCTATGTCAGAAGTACCACTTCTTGAAGAAGTCATACCGAATTGAGATAAACCAATATTTCTATCAGTATTTACAATTGGTTGCATAATTGGTCTTCTAAAATCAGAAAGATAAGCACCTATACCTGAGCTATCAATTGGCAATAATCTGTCTAATGTAATATCCTTACCCTCTAGGTCTTTACCATAAGTAAAAAATCTTTTTACTAAAACTTCAGGAACGAATTGAGTAACTGTGCTTACATCAAATGCATAACCATTGTTTTGCAATGATTGATAAACACTAGAATTATAAATTCTTTCAATTTTTTCTTCTAATTGATTTTCATTAACAAAATCATTAACAGAAAAAGAGAAATCTATTTTAGATGGAGTTTCTATAATACCATTGTTATCAGATAATGCTTTATTTCTAATATTTTCTACAGAATTATTTTCAATTCTAATAGGATTCATTATTGTCATATGTTATAAAATTAAAATTATATATCTAAAGCGTGTGGCATTTCAATAGTGATAAGATCACCATCAGCTAAAGCCTCACTTCTAGCTATTCCATAAGTAGTACCTGTTGATTGAGTTACAACTTTATCGCCAGTAGGAACAATTTCAACTATATCACCAAGAGAAATAGCAGCACTTGCTTCAACAACAACTCTTGCATTTCCTTTTAATATAGTAACTCTTTCACCAGCAACTAATGTTCTGTTTTGTTTTTCATAAGCAATTACGCCAAAGATTTTATCAGTAGAAGCAGTCGCTTTGTCAACAACCAACATACCGTATTGCTCTCCAACTACTTTTACAACAGTACCAAAAGCAAAAGATGCAACAGAAGTTTTATCAATAACGCAATATTCGTTATTATATACCACTCCTTCAGAAACTTGTGTAACTTGTCCTTTTATTTTATATTGTGGATTTACACTATTTAGACTAAATGTCATGATTAAAAAATTAAATTTATTTCTTAAAGAAATTTACTATATCGGTCAAAGATGAAAAACTCTTTGATTGATTTAGTATTTTTGAGCCTTCATTTTTTGCTATTATTTTTGAAGCAGATTTTGAAGATGTAGAATGATTAAATGACAATGCATTCATTTTTTTATTTTCTTTTTCTTTTTTCTCCTCTTTATCGTCTTCAGAATTTTCTTTTTTTTCTTCTTCAGATTCAGAGTTCTTTTTAGAATTTTTTGAATAACAATCTATTAAAGTTTTTAAAGAAACAGATTCACCATTAACTTTATATTCTTTATCCATGTCATCCTCAGAATTCTTTTTATTTTTCTTTTCTTCTTCTTTTTCTTCAGATTCAGAATTTTCTTTTTTTTCTTCTTCTTTTTCAGAATTCTTTTTATTATCTTTTTGCTCTTCTTTTTCCATAGATTCTAATTTTTCTAATCTTGAAATGATAGAGTCAATTTTTGATTCCAAAGATTCAGAGTTTTCTTTCTTTTCCTCTTTGTCTTCTATTTTTTTTTCAGATTCATTTTTCATAAATTGATTTTTAATTAAATTTGTACATTGGTTATAACGAGGGTCATTGACAAGAGCAACGTGATCAGGTCTGATCTCTGTTATTTCGTTTTTGTATTCAATACCATTATATATACCTCCTTCTTTTTGTGAGATAATATCATAAGCATTTGAGATACCATTTATTTTTGAAAAATCTATATTTTTAATTTGTGATTTATCTACAGAAAATTTAATCATCCATAGATTGTTTGGTTTAATAAATTCTTTTTTAGTTTCTGTAATATATCCATTTGTATTTTTAAAAACTTCTGTAATGTATCCTATAGTTGTTTTTTGTGCCTCATCTTCAGTTTGTGGGTGACCATAATTATCTAATGCAACTATTCTAATATTTTCAAATTTTTTAGATTCCTTATCTAAAGTTTCTTGAGAAATATAATACTTATCATCTTGCTCATTTTCTTTATTTTCTTTTTTTATATATCCTCCTACAAGTCCAGATTCCCATAATGGAGCAAAAAAACTCACTACATTACCGTCATTACTATTCTCAATAATAGAATAATTATTCAAGATGATCATTTAATAACAATTACAATGATCCATCACTTTAATTTCTTTTGTTAAAATACTAATTAAAAGAAAAAAATAAAAGTCAAGCATTAAATATCTTTACTCTACTTGTAATATAGCAAAGCAACCGCAATTATATTCTAATCCGGGTTCAGTATGCTTGCCTGTGTCGATATTAATTGGTGGCTCTCTAAAATCAAATATTACCCCTTGTTTACTTAAATTATGTAAATGTACATGTCCCTTTCTAGCAGTGTTAGAAGTCGGATTTGGATGTGCCCATTTATATTTATAGATATCATTTTGCACTGCTAAAGATTTATTGTACGTTGACAACGCTAATCTCACTTCTCCTTCTGCTAACTGTTCTGCTTTTGTTTGGGACATATTATAGTGACGCACAAAAAAATCTTTTAATGTTTCTGATCTCTGTCCTTGTAATACTTTCTCAGTAAGTTCAGTTCTCATTTTAATAATATCTTCTTCTACCCATTTTTTTATTGATAAATCTAAATTTTCAATAAAATCTTCTGTTAGTTGTCTTTTTAACATTCCATTATTTGAGTGATCAATATTTAAATCAAATGGAATTGTTTGTTTAAAATGTTCATCAATCTTTGTGTATACTTGTATATATGATTCCACTAAAGATGGGTATCTAGTTAAATCTATTTTATTTAAATTAACATTATCAATAATCTCTAGAACTTCATTAATAGCTAATTCTTGTCTTTGTGTTTCTAATATAATAAATCTATTCACTTCCTCTGGTAGTCTAATACTACTTAAAATATAACCTTTTTTATTAATATCATAATATCCACCTAAATCTTGTAATGTTTTAGATATTTTAGAATTAAAATCACCTGTAAATACTCCATTTTGATATTGTATTTTACCAGATTTAAGATATTGTATGATAATATTTTCTTTATTGTTTAATATATCAAGGCTTTTAAATATATCAAATATATCTTTAAATAACACATCAATAAATATTTGATCAAATATTTTATTCATTTCTCTTATAGATTGATAAGATATATCTCTAGGATTTATTTTTTTAATACTTGTGTAATTAGTTTTATGAATTGTGTTGTATAACATTTATTTACAATTCAATTGACTCAATCACATTTTGTTTAATTAATTCGTTTCTAGCTTCTTCAGTTGTAATTAGTCCAGCCCCTAGCGCCATTTGTATTGTTTGTAATATATTATTATTTTTTGTTGATTTATCTACATCATTAAGAGGTTGCACAGAATCAAAAGAAATATTTAAATCATTAACTTCTATCTTAAATAAGTGAGCAATAATTAGATTTACAACAGGTTCATATAATGTTAATAATTCTCTTTGCTTACTTTCTACAAACATTAAATCATTATTAAATCCATTCATATCACTTCCAAGACCTGACTGAACTTCGCCCAAAAACAAAGCTCTTGACATACCTACAGCACTAGCAAATCTTTCTTCTGTTGCTTTTACAATACCATCAAACCCACTTAAATTTAAAGTTTTATATTCATAATCATCTTGAGAATCTATAGCAGCTAAAGACATTGAATTTTTAGTCTTTTCAAATGTTTTTAATCTTGCAAAGAAATTTTGAACAGCTGTATCTGATTGACTTGACAATAATGTTCTATAATCATGTAACTTCAATACATTCAACTTTCCATCAGCAACATATTCTGTCATTAATCTTCTTAGACTTAATAATTGCAATAAAGGAGTTTTCAAATGTTCTATTATTGAAAGTCCCCATCCTCTAGTAATTCTTGTATAAAAAGTGATCGTATAATTTGTTTTAAATTTTAATATTCTACTTTTATGTACAGCTTGACCATAAAAATAATAATATTCACCTTGATTTTGATTGTAAAAATCTGTTAAATACTGTTTTTGTGTTTGTGTGGGTGATTTCGAAGTATAATGTAAGTCCCAGATACTACAAGCAGTAATATGAAAAAATCCACTATTTATGTTAAATTCTTTATCCATATCTTGACCATCATCTAGAATAATATAAACCCCACCAAATAATTGTCTAAGTTCTTCTGCTCTATTCAATTCACTAAATATGCTCGTGCTTAACTCAATATCTGTATGATAGAATTTTGTAATAACTTTTGATATATCCGCTATGTCTAATTGATTAGTTTTTATTTTAATTCTATGTCTTGTTGCCAATTGAATAGGTAATTGCACTGCTCTTCTTAAATCAGCAGAGTCCTTCCATAAATTATTTAACAATGTCCAGTTTAAGCTTACCAATTTATTATTAACATGTTTGTATAAATTTTCATAATCGTTATCAGGGTGAACTTCACCTAAATATGTTCTATGATATGTATCATATACGTCGGCAATTAAATTATTGTTTTGCATTTGTTTTTTTGTCGATTGATTTGTATTATTTATTTGAATATTGTCTTTTTTAAACATATTCGTAATGAGATTAGTGAGCTTCATTTGGTTTAAACTTATTATAATATAGTTACCATTATTAAATTTTATTTTAAAATCAATATAAACTAGAAAAACGCTGATCAATTGCTTTATCAATATCAATATAATTAATATCCTTATGTTCATTAAATGCTTGTGATAAAGCCATTGTTAGATTATCAACAATATCATCATGTTTGTGGCTGTCATCTCTTGTGAATTTAATACATTCATCAATAAAAGGTTTTACGATATAATCTTGATTATATTTTGGTAGATACACTCTACCACTTTCAATATATCCTTGTACATTGTGTAATCTAGTTAATTTATCTGTGTCAACTTGAATTGCTATAACTGGTAATGTTGATCTTGATAATTCTTGAATTAAAGAAGTTCCACTAGATTTATCTTCTATATACATAGTGTTGACACAAACGTTTTTTACTTTTCTGTTATTAAAAAAATATTTTGATCTCCATTTATTATAAAAAGAAATGACATTTTGTTTCAATTCAGGAGCTTCCCATTTACCACGAATCATGTCTAATAAATATATTTGATTATCAACTGAAACAGCCCAAAGACAAAATACACTATAATCATTATGTTGCTTTACTTTTGATGCAGTATCGCCTGTAATGAAAATAGATTTAAATAATTCATTTTCTATATTATCATAATATCTGAACCAATATTCTTTTATTACATTTCCACCCTCAAGCATTGGCTCTTGTTGATATTGTGCTTGAAAATTAAATTCATCTTTTCTTAATTCAATAATTCTGTCTTCTGAATATTGATAAGGCAATTGACAAACATTATCTACAATAAGAGGTTTTTTTAAATGATGATAATTATATTTTTGCAATACATATCCTGAAAGATCTTCTACATGTAATCTTTGTTGTATAATTAATATAGCAACATTACTATGATTTAATCTAGATAATAAAGTTCCATTAAAATACTCTATCGTCTTTAATCTCATTGTTTCTGATCTGATTTCACTTACTTTGTTTGGGTCATCTATTATAACGCCACCAGTGAATTTATCTGTTATACTACGGATACCAGCTCCAAACCCTGTAATAGTAGAGCCAATGGACACAAATAATAAAGTTCCACCATTTGCAATCATAATTCTTGTAGCTGAATATAGGTTCTTTTCATTATTATCTTTTTGTAAATAGTCAGCCCAGAAATAATCAATCGGTGATTCATCTTGTTGTTCTATTTTTGATGGAATACCATTGTTATACATAGCCTTATAAACTGGATGTTCTAAAATTGAATAAACTTTTTTAGATATTGAAGCAAGCAATATTTGTGAGAATGATGTATAAATGAAATTACACTTTGGCTCTTTAGCTAAACAAAAAGCAAGAAAATAAGTGGTCATTGAAGTTTTAGCTGATCTTGGACATACATTAATAACGTTTCTAGTAGACTTAAGATCATGTATATCTTGATAAGCTTGAAATAAATCTTTATGTATTGCCTCTTGAACAAACTTTGTATTTTCAATAACAGAAAACATATACAAGAACCACAATCTAAAACCTTTGTTTAATAATACTTGACCAAAATATTGTGGATTTTTAATTTGCATACATTTGTTTAATACTTTCAATTGTCCTGACATTCATTTCTTCATAAGATTTTTCTATGTCAAGTATTTGTTGTAATTCTTCTAATGATAATCTAGTTATATAGATTGTTTCGCCACAATGAAATGCCTAAATACATATAGGCATTAATATTATTTCTACATCATCAGCAATAATCTGTGTTGGACTTTTAGAGCCATTGAAATTAAATACAGTATTCTCTATTTGTAATTGCTTGCATACTTTAAATATCGATAATAGATGTTTAGCATTGTATTTGATTGTTTGAATATCTTCAGTTTGATTAAAAATAATCTTATCAACATCTGGGAAAATGCTTTGGTATTCATAAATTCCTAAATGTCTTTCTAGAACATCAAATAAATTACTTGAAAGATCTAAATACTTTATTAATTCATCTACATAGATGTTGTTAAATATAATACTCTTTTTTGTTTTAAACATATCTGATTCAACCCTATTAAAATTTACATCAAAATCATAATGCATTTTTAACAATATAAATCCATTTGTTGCTATAATTAATTTCTTTTCAAAATCTAGCTTAATTGCATTGTATTGTTTTTTATTTATTATTAACGAACAAGCTTTTAATTTTGTTTGTAAGTTTATGAAGTTTTTTTGCATAGTTAAATAAGTAAATTATATATTATATATATTGTTTATA